CCATTGCGTACAGTAAGAGCAAGCGTAACAACTTGCGTTCTAATTACTGTATTCATCGTCGCGTGATGCAAAACTTGGGATGGCGCGGGCCACTCCAGCTTATTGGCTGGACACCTGCTTCGCCCACACAGACTTATTTTAGATCTGTGTACCCAACTATCACGTCTCAAGCCCTTGGTTCAGCTTTGGCACAAGTTCGAGGCACGGTTCCTCAATACGGGGAATTCGTGTTACGGACTAATGCTGGCGCTTACTCGGCAGCCGGTTTTAGCCGACTCCGACCAGATCTCACAGAGGTTAGTGTACCAAACTTCCTATTGGAAATCGGTGACATTAAATCTCTTATGAATTTCTGGAACCCAAAGAGAGGTTTTGTTCCTAACGTAGCTGGCATACATCTCAACCTTCTATTCGGATGGAAGCCTACTTTCGGCGACCTCATGAATATGTTGACCAGTATGTCCAACTACGCTAAGAAGATCAAGGAGTGGAACGATAATGTGGGCCGTGTAGTCCACAAACGTACCACTGTTGCGATCGTAACTGGAAGCAAGAGTGGGACCCTTTCTTCAACCCCTGCAGCCGGATATACTACCGACTACCAGGGAAATCTTGAAGGTAAGGTTTCCTATCACCTCCGTTACCGCATCAAGCCATTACCAAAGCTTGGTGCGCTAGCACAAGGCATCTTGGGACACCTCGATGCTTGGGGGTTTGAGCTCAACCCGCGTATAATATGGGAGGCTGTTCCATTCTCCTTCGTCGTTGATTGGTTTCTCAACGTCGGTGAGGGTCTGGAACGTCTCAAATATGATACGCTCGAGTTGCCAATTGATATTGTGGACTCTGCTCTACAATACAAAGAAACGACCAGAATAGATGTGCGAGTGACGGATACAGGTAATGTTCCGAATCTTGGCACGATCTATTATCCGGGAGGTTCCTATATGGAGACACTCTTTCATAGAGTGCCCTTCATGGGAGAGCCTAGTGCTCTCGACTCAATCGACCTCCGGATGCCCAAACCCGGGCAGCTGTTGTTGCTGCTCAGTCTTGGTCTGGCGCGTAGGCAGTAATGCTTATGGGCCGCCCTATTCAACTTGTCTAGTGTTTTAAGAACTACACAAGCGGTTAGGGTTGGTTATCCCACCTACCAAAAGGAAGACCATACTCTGCGCCTATATTTGCGCAGGGTCACTTTAAACCCTTGACAATATTTCGTCATGACCCCCGTTATCGGGGATGGAGCCACTATGTCCCTAGGAACATCTCTAACCTTGTCGAAGGACTCAGCAACGGACGTTGATACAAATACATCCGTGTTTGATCTTCGTGCCGCTGATCTGGGTTCGTCAAAGTACTCGGTCTCCGGCCTTACATATCCGGCTGAACGAGCTTTGAGTGTCAGTCATCAGACTGGCAAACAAGGAGAACTCAGGCACTTGGTACGGATCGATGAAACTGTACTCGATTCGGCCCTGGTACCTGGAACGCTGTCGGCTTATGTCGTCATCGTTCGTCCACCGCACGCTGCCATTACCAACGCTCTCATAATTGAGAACGTGAATCGCCTCGTCGATTTTCTCGTCGAGGGCGGTTCTAATGCTAATGTCACCAAGATCCTAAACCAGGAAGTTTAGGACTGGATCCTAATGTAAAGGATGTTTGCGGGTAGTTCTGTTCCATTCGGAATAGGACTTCGGTTCGTGAACCTGGGGAGCTGTTATAGGTTGGCTTCATGGAGAATATCCTATATGGGTGTTCGGAAGAGCCTTTACTCATCAATATGGGTAAACCTTGCGGCTAACCACCGCTATAACGGGCTTGTCTCCTTTGAAGATATTACAGAATTCAAACGGAGATTCCGCTCTGAGGGTTTACCTTTCTTAATGAATCATTTGCCGACCCTTGGGAAGGCACTTGATAGGTTCCATGCTGATAAGGTATGGATTTGTCCTAGTGGTTTTTCCACAACGACAATTGAGATCCCTACCGACATACCTGTTTATACTGATATGTCGACTGGGCGTGGCGTAATTCTTGAGGGTTTGCATCCTCAAGGTACGTATATTACACGTTTTATAAAGGTCTCAACCTCCTTTCAAGTACCGAGTTTTCTTTCTCGGTGTTTGGAACGTTGTTTGTTAGGTGACCCAGCCGCTGTAGATTGTTATCGTCAATTGACGTTAATGTTCTACAAACTGGAGATTGACTTCGATGCTGAACTGGTGGATAGTTTCTTATCTGCTTTTGTTAATACAGATGAGTCGCTACCTACGGCAATCGCAGCCACAGATAAATATATCGTGGAAGCGAAAAGGCAAATTGGTAAGGTGTTATGTAACACTAACCCTTATTCAATTCGCCCACGCCATGGCAGCGGTGCTACCGCGTGCCACACTCCGAATTGGGAAAAGTGGTACAGCTTTAGATATTTCGAAAAGCTGGACCAAGTGTTCCCATACTCGGACCATTTCTTTTTCTCTCCTACTCACTTGGTTGATGAGTTGGAGAAACTCGAAATGGCAAATTCAGATGTCCATCCGCGGGCGCGAGTTTGTCTCGTACCCAAAGATGCCAGAGGACCCCGAGTGATAAGCTGCGAGCCTCGTGAATTTATGTACATTCAACAAGGCTTAATGCGACTCCTCTTCGAGACTCTGGAATCACACGACATGACGAGATCGATGATTAATTTCACCGATCAGACTATAAATCGGGCGTTAGCTTGCTCATCGAGTATAAATAATGAGCAGGCAACGTTAGATTTATCTGAGGCTAGCGACCGAGTCAGTCTCGCCCTTGTCCGGGCTATTTTTCCGGACAATTGGGTCAACTGCTTAGAAGCGTGTCGGTCTGAAGAGACCGAGTTACCCTCAGGCCAAGTCGTGAAGCTACGCAAGTTCGCCCCTATGGGCAGCGCTTGCTGCTTCCCAGTTGAAGCCCTTACTTTTTGGGCTTTGGCTACGGCAGCCATTAAAATAGAACACGGGATTAGCAACCCCGTGGTCTATGTGTACGGCGACGATATAATCGTGGACAGC